AGCGCAATGCCCACACCCAGTACGACTCTGAAATAGCCTTCGCGAACATACGGGCGACTGCCAATATCTGCCGTGTCAAGGACGACTCCCCAATCTCGTTGGGAGTCGTCAAAGGGCCGATATTGGAGGGAGTCCCGGTAACTGTGCCAAGCAATACAGCGGGCGCTACTGCTCATGCCATGAAGAAGAGGTGCGACCATGCCCCAACGACGCAGTCGATGGAGCATTTTGATAAAGGGCACGCTCTCCTGATGGAGAAGATACCTCAGCACGATATTATTCGTGTTGACGAAGCGTTGGTGAACAAGTATTTGTTGACTTGTTCTCCAACCAAGGCCGAGCGCCTCCTTGCTGCGTACCGCAGCAATGAGTGGAGTTACCAGGGAGACAGTAAGCATGTGTTCGCGAAGCAGGAAGTGCTTCTCAAAGACCATGGGGCTCAGCCACGTATAGTCTATCAGGGTACAGATATGTACAATTTCCTGACGGGCTGCGTTGTGATGGAACTCCAACGTCGTATGAAAATGTCCCTCAGCCATGAAAACCCCCTCAACACAGGCAATGTTGTCGTATTTGCGTGCGGCAAGTCTGGTGAGGAGCTGGGAGATGTGATTCATGCGGCCCCAGGCGAGATTTTGGAAAGCGATTTTGCTAATAACGATGGGTCGCAGAGTGTGGAATTTCGCCGTCGAGAGGCAATGTTCTATGCGAAGCATGGGGCTCCGGCATGGTTTGTGCGTGAGTTCGCTCGCAACACAAGCGTTCGTGTGTGGACTCGGTATGGTATCGAGGCCACTGTCTATGGGCAGAGGTGGTCTGGAGAGACCACCACTACCACTGGGAACTCTTATGTTGGCAGTGTCCTGTTGCTAGCGTCTGCTTTGCTAGCTGGGATTAAAAAGAGCACGCATATACATGGCGGGGACGATTTCATGGGGCTCTACACGGATGGAGGGGTCAAGGATATGGAGAAAGCGATACAGGTTGTCGTGCCACAGGCTGGCATGGAGGCCAAGGTCGTTGTCCCCCCCACCCGTCATCATGGCACCTTCTACAGGAAGCGCTATGTGAGTGACAAGGTGAGAACTCGTCCCGTTCCCCAGTTTGGGCGCGTGCTTGCAAAGCTCAACTTGCGTGCTAACCAGAACACGCAAGTTGGGGATAGAGATTACATGGCCGGGAAGTACTACTCGGCCGCGTATGAGCACAGGTTCGTGCCCGGTTTGAAGGACTTGCTATTGGAGACGGCTCAGAGTATGAGCGCAAAACCCCATTTCGATGTCCGTCTTACAAAGATGAACGAAATGGGCGGTGTTGAAAATATCGTGGATAAGGTGAAGAATTCTGATGTGTTGGATCTGGATTCTTTCTCCGATTATCTCCGGGATGTCTATGGGATCGGGTTTGAGGATCTCATGGATGCTTATGGGCGTGTGGCATCCGGTGCAGTGGGCTGGCTCGACCAGTACACTTATGTTGACAAGAAAGGGAAACCACACTCGAAACACCCACCCCGGGCTCAGATGATAGGGGGAGAGGCCATTGAGGCTCTCATCGCTCACGATATTTGAGTGACAACGGCAAGCCACTTGGTGTGAATAGCGGACCATAACGTGAACACATCAGCGAGAG